GTCGTAAGCTGTGCCCTCCCACTTGTAATACACGGGCCATTGCTTTTTCTTGGCAATATAGAGTGCTTCGTTCGCTGTCTGCCCGAATGTGCCGTACCAGTACGGCTTGCCAAGCTGTGCCTTGGCATATTCGACAAGTCCGTAATTTGTTTTTGCAGCCATTTTCATTCCTCCTCAGATTTCCTAACCACAGGAATATCAAATTTTTTCAATTTCTCTTCCAGATCGTTAATTTCATCTCTTACCGCCTGCCGCTTGGCGTTTAATTCGGTAATGTCATACGGTGCAGGCAGCCCCATCAACGCATATTCATAGCACTTGGCTATTTTCCAGTCGCCTATGGGGCTGGCGCTATCCGACAGCTTCCAGCGACAATCAGCAATTTTCTGCTGGATTTCATTGTATGTATCCATTTGTCGTACCCCCTCAGCCTATGCAGAAACAGGGGCGGACGGCAAGTGCAACCCCGGCACCATTGCGGGTTGCATTACCATTGCTAGTCATAGCCACAAATTCGTTTCCCCCAGCGACTGCTTTTAGCCAGCACCAGTTGCGGTCACAAATATATTTTGATGCAATTCTAAACAACGGAAATTGCCTATAATTTACACCTGCATCATAGTTGTTCCCCCACAGATTACTGCCATACACTTCTGGTTCGGACATCAGATTGATTTTTATATCGTGCCATTCCCAATTATTGGCTGTACTATTTGTTGCACTGCTACTCAGAATTTCACGATGTGTCAGCAAATGATTATTTAATTTTACGTCAAAATGCGTATTATACACAGGCAGCACTGATGCGAACATAAAACTGTTTACATAGCCCCCGACAGCTGTGTTTGTACTGTTCATTCGATTGGTTCCAATATTCTTATCAGGTACGATTACAGCATGATGCTGTGTAAACGCCGTATCACCAGTATTAAGGTATGTATCTAAACCAGCAATGCGGAATTTTGTATTGTATGCAACAGTCTGGGTCGATTCCACCAGTGATTTTGTACCATCATCACTGGTCTGCTCTACGAAACAGGGGACATTCGCAATGTCTCCCGACAACGTGAAATAGTCACCGATGTAAATGTCAGAAAACGACCCGTCAGCAATCATAGCGCAGATATCATTGATATCATATCCCTTTGCAAATAAATCATCGCCACGAAAGATATTATTATGATTTTCTGCAATACTGGTAATCCACTCTGTCTCGTCTTCAGCCGGAAAATCGGGTTCCCCGTCAACATAACGTTTAACGTCCTTTTCGTAGTTTTGAGCGATTTCAGCCGCAGTCAACGCTCTGCTGTACGCCGCCAAACGATAGAAATTATATGCGCCTACCGCATAATTGGTATCGCCTGCACCCAAACAGCCCAGATACGTATTTTTGGTTGATTTCTTGTAGTCGGATAACGTTTTTGTTCCGACCAGTGCGCCGTTCACATAGAAATTAAACGCCTGTCCGTCATAGGTTATAGCTAAACCATATGACGTATTCTGACTGAATGCTGTGGCGATATTCAGGTAACTTGTCGATGCCTCAGAACGTATAGACGCATTCAACTGACCGTTTTCAGTGTAAATGCCAAAACCAGCCTTGTCAAAATTGCTGATAATATCATTTTCACCTGTGGT